TTCCGTCAGCTGTAGGGACAAACATAGGATATGTGTACGCTCCGCTAGTGTCTTTTGTCAACTGCATAGCGGCTACAGAAGCTGGATTCAAGACAATATAATTCGCTTGAAAATTAGCCTGAGCAACTTGTACGATAGCAACTCTAATAACATCACTATTGTTTGGCGCTACGATTGTTCCCGCAAATGATCCCGCGTTAAATAAAGGAGCTACTAAATCAACTCCCTCTAAATTAGTTCCGATTCCGTCACCTAATAGAATTTGTTCATCAAGTTTCAACTCAACCAACTCCATGAGTTCGCCGTTGATTTCTCCTTGCATAAAAGACAAATCCGCTAGCATCTCCTTTGAGACCTTAATGAATGTAGCGATTTTCTTAACCTCTTTCGCTACCTCTACTAAGTCAAAGTCAGACTGAGGCTTTAGAGCTCCTTCTGCTACCATTCCAGCCTCATTAGGATCTGGGTTTTTCTGCTCAACGTAAACGACAAATTTTGAATTTGTCCCGCGAGTATTAGAAAGCTGGCGCATAAACGGACGTCTACGAACAATTCTAGCAACACCTTGCTCAAGATCAGAAAGCGCTACCGACCCTCCAGAGAAATTATCGTTGATAGTCATTGTGTCAGCTTTTACCTCTAAAGACACAGACGTAACCTCTTTATTCATTAATCTGGAGATTTGATCTCCAGCTTTAGAGAAAGCCCCGAAGATTGCAGCGCCTAGAGACTCTGTTTTTTTACCTTGAACTGGGCGCTCTTTAATCGCTTCGATAGTTCCCTCCATTTTAGCGATAGCTTGCTTTACTGAATCCATTTCTTTCGTGTCTCCTGTAGCCGTTTTCAATGAGGAGATATCCTCTTTCAACGATGTCAATTCGTCTCCTTTAACGAATCCCTTTGTAGCTTCCGCTACTCTTTCAGTAAGTTGAGCAACAACTTGCTCTGGCGTTAAGTTTTCTGCCATTTTTTCTAGTTTTTAAAATTTAACATTATTGATAACTACTCCCCAGTCAAACGTATTGAGCGGCTCACTTTCATACGACTGCTTTGTTTTCGGGTCGTATTCCACGAGTGCTATTAATTGACTATTAAGGTATTTCAACTGCATTTCCAGCGCGTGAAGCCTATCATCCGATCCCTGTCCGTTAGACAGCGCTTTTCCGATAACATCAATACGCACAGAAATATCGCGAGCTTTTTCAATTATTGACTTTTTATCTAAGCCTTTAGCGACGTCAACTACTTGAGTGAATTCATTAGATCCAAAAGTAACAGCTGAGCCCTCCCAAAGCATAACCTCATTGACCTCATAATATCCACCAATATCAGTTGAGCCGTCTTCAATAAACTTGATTTTATCCTTGACGTATCTAAACCCTATGGAGTGTTCTCTAATTATTCCGTCTTGATAGTCATTGAGCGCGTCATTTCCAAGAGTGCTGTTACCCAGTTCTCCTATAGCAAAAAGACCTTTCTCATCTTCTGACAGCTCAATAAATTTCCCTATTTGTTTCTCCCAGTCATGGAATCTAAGGAAAGCGATCTTTCTGTTACTATCACTTTGTGGACCTCTTTCAAGTATGCTTTTAGAAAAAGCTCCTCTACGAATAACGTCCATATCGCTGTCCATTACGTCAAAAGTGTTGAGGTAAACAGCTACTCTCCTCTTAGTCAAATCTATGTCTTTTAGCTCATTTCCGAAGCTCTTAAGATTATAGGCGTTAAATGATTTCGTCATTCTTCAAAAATTACAGAACAAATTTATGTAAATTTGCTCAATAAGTTTGAAAAAAATTATGGTAAACGATAACCAATTTAATTTCTGGCAGAGCTTTTTCGGCATCAATGACACTATTTCATCTAGATTCATAGATCAATTTGGAGTTCATGTTTCAAGAATTTACGGACAAAAGACGGCTGTCTGGGTTGACACAAAAGAAGCTTTCAAGCACTATCTAGAAGTCCCCGAATTAAGAGCGGTAATTAACAAAAGAGCGTCAATGATGGCATCTGGAAAGCCATATATAGTTGATGAAAATGATGAGGTCGTTGATAATCACTGGGCTTTAGACATGATCGCAAAGCCTAACGCGACTCAAAGCTGGCAAGACGTAATCTTCGCGCTATCTGTTAATGACGCTTTATACTCTAGCGCTTTCGCTTATTGTCCAGAAAGGTCTTTCGGAATAAGAAACTTTTTTCTACCGCTTCCCTCAGACAGAATAGTAATTGACACTACAGGAGTTTCATTGAAGCAAATGGACACTAAGGATCTAATCAAACAATTTAGATTCAAACAGGACGACGGAGAATTTGAGACGCTCGCTACAGAGGAGGTCGTTTACTTAATGACTCCAGACGGGCTGAACTTATTAAATCCAAATAGCCGATTAGACTCACTTAAATATCCAATAAGTAACATTAAGGCGTCATATTCAAAAAGAAACGTTCTACTGGAAAATATAGGAGCTATCGGAATACTATCCGCTAAGGATAAAGACATGGCTGGAGCTATCCCGCTTTCCCCAGAGGAGAAAAAAGACATACAAAATGACTGGTATAGACGCTCAAAAGATGAGTTGATTATCACTGAGGCGGACGTCAACTGGACTCCAATGAGCTTTCCCACTAAAGATCTAATGCTTTTTGAAGAACTGACAGCGGATAAACTCGCGATCATTGACGTTTTTGGGTTGAATTCATATATGTTTAGTCAGGAGAAAGGCGCTACATTCACGAATGTCAGGGACGGGATTCGCATGGCGTACACTGATACAATCATTCCAGAAACAGAGCAAATGTATGACAGCATTTCAGAACAAATAGGTCTTGAGAAAGAGGGCTACAGGATCAAGGTAGATTTTTCTCAGTTAGCTATCCTACAGCCAGACGAGAAACTCATGGCTGACACTCTTAAGATCCGTTCTGAGGCTCTTAATAACATTCTGCAAAGTGGTATAAACTTATCAGAGGAGGAGATCAGAAGCATCCTCGGTATAGATTAAAAACAAATCTATTGCTTAAAGAAGCCTGTCCCCTCACATGACTGGCACTCGTGATCTGTATAGCATCCTCCACAGCATTTCCAAGCTGGGAGAGCGCATGTAGGTCCTATGGATATCACTCCTTCGCCGCAACAATTTTGACACTCCTCAAAGTACTCAAAATAGCTGACTCCAACGTCCTCGATATCACAAACAAAGTCTTCGAACAGCCCGCGCTCAAAAGCAAACATATAGACGCCCTCACTTTCTTTTGAGGTAACGTGATCGCAATACTTTTCAAGTGTCATTACTTGCTCAAACAGATCCTTATCGATGTCCTGTACTACGAACTTGCTGTGTACTAAATCTAGAGTCTTCATGCTTTTAGAGGTTTTTCGTTTTCTAGACACTTAAAGTGTGTATCAAATATCCTGTCAAGTTGATCATCTGTAAGATAATGCAGAAAAGCCTTATAGATTCCCAGCTGTCCAGAATTCATCAAAGCGTGGGAGCTTTCCCAGCCGTTTTCCTCGATATGCTTAGCGGCTTTGCGCTCTACGTTTCTCTCTAATTCCTCTATTCTTTCTAAATTCATAACTCTGTTTTTAATTGTTCAATATAAATTTTCAATTTGCTCCTCTAATTCTTCAACTTTTTTCGCCCATTCATAAGCCATTTTGTCGTTTCCTCTTTTTAGCATTTTGACAAAGTTTTTGTTTGCTTCTTGAGACTCTTTCAAAAGAGTCGCTAATTTTTTTTCCGTTTTCATCTTTTCTTTTTTTAATTGTTCAGTACGAATATACAAAATTAATTTATATAAAAACAAACTTTCCAAAAAAATTATTTAAACATTTTTCTGGCGTAGGATATTTTTAATTCTTTCAATAGCTGTAGATTCTCCTCAAGATTGGCTATCGCTATGTCCGCCTGTTTGATTTTGGCTAGATCTAAGGACTTTAATTCTATTCCCCTATCCAAGTAGTCCCTAAGTATCTTTTTAGTGTTGTGTATAGTGATAAACGGAATAACAGATCCATTGATGTAGGGAGAAAAAACTCCAGCTATGTAGAGGGCGTAGACAGCCTCAAAGGCTAGAGGGCTGTCGTGATTAAAAGCAAAACAATTAGGGATAGGTTTCCGTAAAGGTCTTCCCGCGTGATCTCCTTTGCATTGTATGTAGAAATCCGCTTTTTGTCCCATGTAGGTTTTGATGTTCATAAATGTTTCATTATATCGTTACACAATACCATTACGACGTTTATTATTTCTTGCTCTGAGGCGGGGAAAGCTAGCGTACTAGTCTTAGCTATCTCAGTCAAGTGTCCCACGTTTATAGTCTTTTGATCTAAGGTCTTTAAAGATCCTATCCTGTAAGCGAGAAGCACATGGCATATCTGATAGTTTACTCGCTCCCTGTCTGTCAATCTAGTGAAATCCATAGCTTAAATTTAGTTGGTTTTGTATCTCAGAAACACCATAAAGACGCCCCCATTCCCTTCAAAGTTACCCAGCTCACCGCCGAAATAACCTTTGAAGCCCATGCTCGACAGCTTGTTATGAAGCTCTGTGTTCCCGTACCACTGGATATCTGGATTGTAAATTCTCCAAGATCCTTTCAAAGACCCTTTCTCAATCAGCTTGACTCTTGCGTCAATGCCGTTCGCTTTTAGTAGCGCTTTCATTTGTTCGTTGTGTGCTTTCATATTGCTGTCTTTAATTGTTCATAGCAAATATATATAAAATTAATTTATATACAAACATTTTAGGAAAAAAAAATTATTCAAATGGATTCTTCCTAAAAGTGTACTTGAATAAATGAGACTTTGCTCCCTGATAATAGTTCAAATAAGACTCATGGGGACAGGCTGTTTTGTATTCGTCAGGCATAGCTAAAGCGAACGGCGTCAATTCTAAAGCCTCAAATCTAGGTTTATTGGCTAGACAATCATGGATCACTTCTAAACACTTGTGATCTTTTCCATATCTCATTTTATACTCATTACAAAGAGCCCAGCCATGGACAGCGAGCCAGTCAAAATTAGCGGATGAAGCTTTCGCCCAGATCGTACATGGGTGGAATTTGTGAGTAGGTTTGTATCTGGCTGCTATACCGAAGCTGTCTAGGATAGTACATAGTATCTGAGCCGTTTCTAAAGGCATTTTCACGACATGTTTATCGCAAAGCATCCTAGCTGATTTTATAGGACAGGGATCTAACGCAAATATATTCATCGCTTTTCTTTTAAGTTGGCTGCTGCCATGTCTAACATTTTTTCAATCTCACAAACTACTTGATCTTTAAAAGCGTGGTCAACTTCTGTCCTGTTGCTAAGTCGTATGATATGCGGAGCGTTACAATAAACCAGATTGTCCGCTATGTAAGACGTCACGCTTTCGGGTGTGTGATTACTTTTGTTATCAAAGCTATCTTCGTTCATACAAAAAGCGTAATCTTCAAGATATTTTTGAATGCTGCCCCAAGTGAAAGGTAGATTTTCTTCTTTGAGAGCCATTCTCAAAAACATTTTAGCAACAGACTTTTCATTAGAGTCTCTAGTCTCGTCTGTGCCAATTTTAATCATGCGCCCGCTATCTATGTAAAGCAAAGCAAATTTAATAGTGTTCGTTTTCATACTCCTGTGTTTTTAATTGTTCACAACGAATATACAAAATTAATTTATACAAAGAACACTTTAAAAAAAAATTATTGAAATTGTCTGAATAGTTTACGGATAAACATAGCTAGACCAGCCGAACAATCTGGAGCGTCGTCGTTTTTGTTTTTGCCCTCCTTAGAAAACGTTAAAAGACTCTCTTTAAATTGAATATATTCTGGCTTTTGAGTGGCTACAAAAACGAAATTCTGCATTATGAATACGCTCTGCATGATTATTCTGGTCATTTTATTTTGTTGATTAGGCACAGCTAAGACTCTTGTCGCTTTGACTTCTCGCTGTAGAGCTCTGGCAAACATCGCCCCCATAGCGTTACTTTCGACTCTACAATAAGTAGCTTTCCTGTTGTTTAAGATCTCCGCGCATTGAGGAATAGTGATGTCTGTATTGTACGTTGAATAGATAATATCGGTTATGTAGATCCTTTCTTTTGTGACTGCCG